GAAATATAAACACTATGGAAAACTTCACAATTAGCAACTTGATTACAGAAATCAAAAACAACAACGAAAAGTCAAACAAACTTCGTTCTTCAATCACACAACAAAAAGAAGACCTTATGGATAAAATCCGTGTCGCTCTTGAAGATGAAGGATTGAAACTACAACCGAAATATCCTAACAACACGGACATTTACATTAGTGAAGACACAGGGTTCAATATAAATAGTCGTATCTGTTTAAGTATTAGTGGTGGTAATTTGCGTCTTGACTTACCAGCAATCTACGATACACCAACATCACACATTCAATTCCTAATCTATGGTGTGTTGTTGAAGTTCCAAAACGAAGTGATGGATATTCAATTAGACATCATAAATGAAAATATGATTGATAGACACCGCAAGACAAATGAATTGGTTGAAGCTATTACAGAAGAAATTATCACAGAATTATTAGATGGTGATAATATTAAAGTTAGTGGAAAAACTTACAGATGTGTTGAAATCAAAAAAGGTAGGTTTGTTGTAGATATTACCAAAACCATAATGTTTGGTAATGAACCTGAAAAAGAAAGAAAATCATATCACAAATCACAACTTAAAGATATTTTCAGGTCATTAGCACAAAAAAGAGCGGACATCTTAATTAAAAGATAATAGATATGGAAAAGACAATTCAAGATTGGGTAATGGAAATGTATAACGACTTGGCAGAAGATGATGACTACCAATACGAAAAATACAGGGAAAGACAGGAAGAAGCTGAAAGAGCGGCTTATGAAGAACATTTAGCAGACAGATATTAAAATTATGGCACAGAATAAAGACAGACAAATCGCATCACAATCAAGTATGAAGTTGGTTCTTGATTGGGCTACTTCCTGTGGGAAGTGTTTAACTATGAAGGAACTAGTGGGAATGTCCGTAGTCCTTGTAGATTATGTAGAAAACGGATACACCGCCGAATTAGGTAAAAGATTAGAAACAATCCAAGACCATATAGATAATAAAGGACTTCCCAAGAAGTAATTGTGATTGTCCTATATTGTTGAAACCCTAACCCGAAAAGGTTGGGGTTTTTTGTTATACATCTTTTTACAACATAAACTATATTTATAGTATTCTGGGGGATTATCCCATTTTTCGTATGGAAGTAAAAGTATCAACATTATACTTGGATATAGACAAGGCAGTAAAGGAAGGTAAAAGACACATATTCCTTCGTGGTTCATCAAGAAGCGGTAAGACATATCAAACCATATCCTACTTGATTTTATACATTCTACAGAACCCCAACACAACAATTACGATAGTAAGGGACACACTAGTATCTATCCGTAATTCTGTTCTATTGGACTTTCAGGAAGTAATGAACCAAATGGGATTATACAACCCCGAGCAGTTCAACAAAAGTGAAGTCATCTACAGGTTTGATAATGGTAGTATGGTTAGGTTCTTGGGAGCAGATGATGGTAGTGGTAAGTTGCGTGGTATGAAACAAGACATCGTATTCATCAACGAAATTACATCAGTCAGTCAAGATGCGTTTATTCAGTTAGACATTAGAACCAGTAGGTTCATCATCGCAGATTACAACCCATCGGCTAGTGAAGATTGGTTCGTTTATGAATTGGAAGAAAGACCTGAAAACCAACTAATCATTTCAACCTACAAACAGAACCCCTTTTTAGATGACCGAATTGTAAAATCTATTGAAGGGTTGAAAGACATAGACCCTGAAATGTATGAAGTTTATGCGTTGGGTAAAAAGATTAAACCCCGTGAAACAATCTTTATCAACTGGGAAGTGGTTAAAGAAGCACCAAGATATTCCAAGATGTTAGGTGTAGGAATTGACTGGGGTTATTCTAATGACGAATGTGCGTGTGTATGGGGACTTATCAACGAACCTGATAATGTAATCTACCTGAAGGAAGTATTCTATGAAAAGGGATTGTCTAGTGATGATATATTATTCAAGATGCGTGAAGGTGGATTACAGAAGACCTTTGAGGTCATCGCCGATAGTAGTGAGCCCCGTATGATTGACGAACTGAAGAAGGGTGGTTATTCAAGAACAAGGGGGGTAAAGAAGGAAGCAGGTTCAGTCCTGTATGGTATAACCGAAATGAAAAAGTATAAACTACAGATTGACGCATCATCAACTAACTTGATTGAAGAACTAAAGAACTACAAATGGTTCAAGGACAGGTCAGGAAACATCACCAGTAAGACAACAGGTAGAGACCACTTATTAGACGCCGCAAGGTATTTGATTACGGAAATGACCTATAAGCCAAAAGTGAAATATAGTTTTATGTAATTATGAAAATTAAAAGATTAGGAAAGGATTATGATTATGACTACAAGTCAATAATAATGAAGGGTGAATATTTTAGAGCCCTAAAAGAACTATCAATAAAAGAAAATAAACCATTAGGTAAGATGATAAGTATATTAGTAAAACATTATGAAAGTAGTATTAGGTAAAAAGGAATATGGGATATTACCCATCAGTATAGAGCAGTATGAATTACTGAAAACAAACCCCGACATTAAAGCAACAGAATTGATTACTATGATGACGGGAGCACCACTTGAAGAAGTGAAACAAGCACCCTTCGCACAAGTATCGTTTGTGGCAAAGATGTTGATGACTGAATGGTCTAATACAGATACAACACCCCTACAACTAGTAGTGGATTTCAAGGGTAAGAAATATGGTCTAATTAAACCATCACAAATCAGTTATGAAGAATGGATAAACCTTGAAGTGTTTATGGCTGAAAGTCCTTTGGATTTGGTTAAACTGGCAACCCATTTATACAAACCATTATCCAACGATAAGATTGGGGAAGAAAGGGAACTAATCCCTTATTCTATGGACGAATGTAATGCTCGTCAAAATGACTTTAAGCACTTTCCTATAACTTGGTTATTTAGCAGCCTTTTTTTTTTAACAACTTTCGTTCAAGAACTTACAAAAGCTTCCCTATCATATATGGAGACGAAAACGATAGAGAACAACAAAAAAGACAAAGCAAAAACAAAGATACTACGCCACAAGAAGTCCAACAATCCGTAGTAGATTTTTATTACCAATCACTTATGTTGTGCGCTCAAGACGACATCTTAAAAGTAAATCCCGTTCTTAAATTGGAATTGTTTGAGGTCTTATCATATTTATCATATAGGTTAGATAAGGCACATAAAGAAAACCAGAAAAACCAAAAAACAATACAATAATGACTATAAAAGATATTATACAAATATTCGCAGTATTCACGGCACAACACCCAATATTACGAACTTTCAGTTGGGGTAATCTAGCGGATTATTCAAGGGACAACTATATCACGGAATACCCCGCTATACACTTTGTTCCACAACCATCACTAATAGAAAGGACTTATTCTAATTTTAACTTTAGTGTTCTTATCTATGATTTACAGAATGAATATGTTGATGGAGACCCAATCAATTCTAACCAGTTGGATAGTTTGTCTTTATGCCAAGTTATTCTAACTGATTTTTACGCTTACTTTACAAATCAACTTACGGGTTATGATTTCTTTTTAACAACGGCAGTCAATTACACACCCTTCGTTGATAAGTTCAAGGAAGATGTTTGTGGGGTTGAAGCAACCATAACAATCACGGCAGAACAGACGGCTTGTATTCCTGCGTTTATCCAAGAGCAGTTCTTCTTATTGTTCCAAAATGGTTCAATATTTACAACTGAAGGTGGCGACCAAATCTTATATCAACAACAACCATAAAAAAATATTAAATAAAAAATAAAATGAGTAATTTAACAATATCACAATTACCAGAATGGACGGGGAATACCGAAGGGTTTTATTTTCCTGGTAATAATTCAGGTGAAACAACAACATACAAAATAACAAAGGAAACTTTGTTTTCAGGTGCGTCAGGAACTAGTGGCACATCGGGGACTTCTGGCACATCAGGAACTAGTGGAACATCAGGATTAGGATTTAACTATCAGGGTGGTTGGCAGAATAACATAACTTATTATGAAAATGATGTTGTGTTTTACAACGGGTCATCTTGGGTGGCTTTAACAACCATTTCAATAGGACAGAACCCACCTGATATAAACGCAAATTGGGGTGAATTATCAATCGCAGGAACTTCAGGTTCAAGTGGAAGTTCTGGTTCATCAGGTTCAAGTGGAAGTTCTGGTTCATCAGGTAGTTCAGGAACGGACGGAACATCAGGTAGTTCAGGTGTTAGTGGAACATCAGGTAGTTCAGGAAGTAGTGGTATATCAGGAACGAGTGGTTCATCAGGAAGTAGTGGTGTTAGTGGAACATCGGGTAGTTCAGGTTCATCAGGACAATCTAACGATGTTTATTCGGGTGGAACTTTGGTTGTATCAGGAGCAACAATCTTAAACTTTGTATCAGGTGCGACAATTACAAGTGGGGGAACAGGACAAGCAAATATCATTATTAGTGTTCCTGTAGGTGTATGGCAAGCAGGAACTGCTACAAATAGTATTATTCCATCTTATTATCCAGCATCATCAGGGAATACATCAGGAACTACTTTTGTTGAAAATCTGCGATTACTTGGTAAAGTAATACAAATAAACACAATAACACCAAATACAATAGGGGTCGCACAAAATGGTTCAATAGTAAATGGTAGTAATAATACCATAACTGGACCTGGTAGATATTTAATTTTTGGAAATGATAATACCGCATCAAGTTTCGCAGGTAGTGCTATTGGTAATCTTGTTTGGGGAACGGGTAATAGTGCTGGTGGTTTAGGCTGTTGGGTTATAGGTGGATATAATAGTATGGGTAATGCTGAAAGAGCGTTTAGATGGGGTAATAATGGTTCTTCCACAGGATTAGAAAGTTTTTCTTGGGGGGAACAAGTAGGAGTATCTGGAACCAGGTCATTCGCTATGGGTGCTTACACAACTAGTAGTGGTGCTAATAGTTTTACCTTTGGTGATAATAATACCAATACTGGAACATATACATTTAATTATGGAACATTAAATAATACATCATCATCTTATTCAGCAGTTCTGTCGGGTTATGATAATGATATTACAGGTGCGGGCTCAGCACAAGGTATTTTTGTTGGTGAAGGACACCGAATAACCGCATCAGGAACACACAATTCAATAATAGGTGGAACAACAAATACAATAAGCGGAACATCGGGTAAATCAGCGATTATTGGTGGTAATAATAGCACCATAAATAATTTAAGTAATGTTGTAATGTTGGGGACTAATACCCGAACCGCTACAACATCAGGTGCTACATTTGTGGAAAACCTTGTAGTATTCAACTACGCAGCATTAGATTTCGCTAATGATGCCGCAGCAGCAGCAGGTGGTGTTGTATTGGGACAGGTATATCATAACGCAGGAGCGTTAAGAATTAGAATAGTATAAACAACTTGAACGGGAATGTGTTTAAGACACATTCCCTTTAATCAATATGGAAGAAGAACTATTAAACCTTATTGGTGAATATTTGGTTAAACAGGTAAAGGAACTAATCCTTACCCCAAAACCAAGATACACCAAGATTGGAAATATGCCTAAACCTAAAAGTCCATATAACTTTAAGGCTACAGGAACTTTATACAATTCAGTATCTTATGTTATTAGAGACGGGGAAATAGATATTCTAATGGAAGATTATGGGGTTGATTATGTATTTGGTGATGGTTCTAAACCAAGTAGAAGACCACCAATAGAACCTATTGAAAAATGGATTAGAGCCAAAGGAATTGTCCCAAGAAATAAAAAGGGTAGATTTTCACCGATTAGAAATATGGCATTTGCCATCGCAACAAACCTATCAAAAGTGGGATACAAGGGATACAGAATATTTACTGATGAGTTCCAAACTGAAACTGGTAAGTATGTTGAAACTTTATTAGAACAACCACAATATCAAGAATTAGTGTTGGGAGACATATTTGATAGAATAAACATATTTGGAACAGAACAATATAATATAGCAATAGGATAATGATTACATTTTTATCACAACCAGAAACAATACAGCCAGTTTATTCTAACTTGGTTTATCAATTTCAATCAACAGCAGCAACAGACCCGTCATTATACAAATACAGATATGTTGTAAATGTTTATACACAAGAAGGACTAATAGCCGAACTTAAAATAACACCTTCAAGTCAAGGGTGGGGACAGATAGACCTTTCCCCAATTCTATTGAACTACACATCGTCTAAACCCGTGAATATCGGTTGTTCGGGTGATACACCAATCCACCAAGCAGCGTGGGGTTATTTAAGGGACAATATGATTATCTATGATATTATCGTAGGTGAAGAATACGCAACAACACCAGCAGGGGTTGTAGTCATTTATGATGGTAATGGTAATGTAGGAAATCCTGGTGTTAGAAGTGATGTATGTTATGCCACGAATGGTGTGAAGGAATGGTTCAACGGAAAGTATTATGACTTTGACCCGTTTTATTTAACAGGACAGACAGGAACTTTTCCACAATACACATCAAGATTTTTAACCAATTCCCCAAGAACAAGATACATTCGTCAGGGTGATTACGCATTACTGGCTGCTGTGAATTGGTTTGATACTACAGATGTATTACCTGCTCGTGAAATCTATTCTGCTTTATTCACATTCTACGATGAAGGTGATAATATAATTTCAACAGGAAGAACCTATAATGTAGAAAGCCTATGTGGAACAAGACCTAATTGTTCTTACTACGATGGATTTTGGGACACCCCTACAAATTGGACGGAACAACAAGTAGTTTATTTGGGGGTAGGAAGTCCTAACCTTGAAGAACACGGAATAAACATTCCAGCAACAACCAAGTATTACAAGGTTGAATTGGAAGGGACACTAAACCAACCAACGCCGCCAACACCAGAAATAGATGACTTTGATGGTTGTAGTTGTGGAAACTACGACGCTGATAATTCGTTGGGTGAAG